ACTTTAGTTTAAGGAACACCCTCGGGTGTTGAAAAACATCACAAAGACACTACCTATTTTGTAGAATACAGAGATGTGAAGATATGAGTCTGGAAACTCATAAGTAGGATTACAGTGGTGATGCTAATTGAGTATGAGCACCAGTCTTATAAACTGGAGATAGTGAGTGCAAATCTCACCACCACTACAAAGCTCACTAAATTACCAGATTGCTTTTCACAGTGACATTTCAATACAATTATTCTTATACCCCATTTAGTGAGCCTGACCAGACTGTCGTGAGATACTCTGGTTTTCTTTGATTAAACAGTAAATAAATATATTATGGAATATCAAACTGAACAAGTTAATCATCCATCTCATTACAAAAGTTTGGATGGACAAATTGAATGTATTGATGCTATGGTAGCTGCATATGGTAAAGCAAATACAGCTAACTTTTGTCAAATCAATGCATTCAAGTATGTGTGGAGAGCTGGTAAGAAAAGAGACAACTCATTCACACAAGACCTTAAAAAGGCTGTATGGTATCTGAATAAAGCTATAGAACTTTTAGAATATACTGAATAATGTCTGGTGGTCATTTCGATTATGCACAGTTTCATCTTCAACAGATTGCAGAGTCTATTAAAGATGCTATTGACAAGAATTATGTTGAAGTACCAAAAACCGAACATCACTCTTGGGAATATGATGAAATTGGTAATCTCCACGAGTGGGCGAAATACTATTATGCTTATCCTCCAGAAGTAATCAAACAATTCAAAAAGGGATATGAAATCCTAAGAAAGGCATATGTATATGCTCAAAGAATTGATTGGTTGCTGTCTGGTGATGATGGTGAAGACACATTTATTGAAAGACTTAAAAAAGATTTAGATGAATTAAAGAATAACAAAGAATAAAACAATGGCTCCTTAGCTCAACAGCATAGAGCATGTATAATACTATGATGTGGCAAATAAATAAAATAATAAGTAAAGGCGACTATTTGTATGCCGTTATTCCAGAACACCCGAAAGCTACAAAAAACCATTATGTTCTTCTTCATAGAGCAATAATGGAAAATGCCATTGGTAGATTACTTACAGATGATGAAGTTGTTCATCATAAAGATGGAAACAAGAAAAATAATAACATTGAAAATTTAGAATTAATCAACAAAAATGACCATATAAGACTACACAGGTTAAAAAGCGGAAAGAAAACAACAAAGTTAAAATGTCCATGGTGTGGAAAAGAGTTCATAAGATATACAAATGAAACATTTTTACAGAAGCCATCAAAATATAATTGTACATGTTGTAGTGTAACTTGTGGAAGAAAATTGCACAGACACATACAATTACATGGAATCTCTACAGAATTAAAAGAACGTATTGATAATAACGTGATTGATAACTATCGAACCTATAGAGAAATCTAAAACATGGCCCCATAGTTCAACTGTATAGAACATCAGAATTCTAGTCTGAGAGTTGGGGGTTAGAATCCCTCTGGGGTCACTAATAACAATAATAACAACTAAAAACAAACAAAAATGAATAGAGAAGAAGCAATTAAGGTACTTAACTCAAGACCTTATACTAGTGAAGTACGTGAAGCTCTTGAAACCATTATTCCTGAACTTACCGAAAGTGAGGATGAGAGGATAAGGAAAGAGATTATTTCCGCACTCAAATTCGCAAATACGAGCGATGGGGTTTACAATAAACACATTGCCTACCTCGAAAAGCAGAAAGAGCACCAGGATAATTCTGATGCTCTTAACGAAAGCTATTGGGCGGGCATGATTTCTTCGTCAGACAAAGATAAGAATTTAGATGAAATTGCACAAGACTACGTTGACGGTGTAAAGGAGTATAATTCCGAACCTACTTGGGATTTGATACAAACCGCTGTGTGTTATGGGTATCATCTTGGAGCAAATCATCAAATTCTCGATGATGAACATTTGTTTTCAGCAATCCAAGTCCAATTTGCATCTCACGCTAAGGTTGAAAATGGAAAGAGATATGCAAAACTAACTTGGGATGAGTTTAAGAAAATTATCTTTGAACTGTTCGAATCAATCCGCCCTCAAAGCAAAATACACTATTGGACTGAAGAAGAAATTGAACCAATTATAAGTGATTACTTAACGGGTAAAGAACACTATGGTGGCATGATAGCAAGACTGAGGTGCTTAAAGCCAAAATCTTCTTGGAAACCCAGCGAGGAACAAATGAAGGCATTGAATGCTTTGAATTTATATGGAAACCTTTCCTATGTGGGCCAACAAAACCAACTTATCTCGCTTTATCAAGATTTGAAGAAACTGATGTAAACCAATAGGGTGCGGAAAGAGGGAGGGTGAAGTACTTAAACCTGATAGACACCGGCTCGCGCCCTTTTATTAATTTAGTTATGAAATTTCCAAATAGAGAATACATGGATTTCTTGTATTGGTTTGGTTGCTATACTACTAGCTGGTGGCTGGGGAATATATGTATCGAGAACAAAGAACTAAGACATGAATAGCCATGAAATATATTGACGCAGAAAAACTAAAAGCCGAGATTGAAAGGCATATACCTCAAGAGCAAGGTTTTGGAGATGGGGGCGAAGAATATGGATATAAATGTGCCTTGAAAGACATCAAGAGATTCATCGACTCTCTCCAGCAAGAAATGTGGAAACCCAGTTATGAGCAAATGAAGGCACTCGAAGTCGCTGGCAAAACCTTCGCTTCGTTCAAAGAACTTAATATGAACACGCAGAGGGCTTGGAAGATTTTCCATGAACCGCTTGAATCCTTGGGTAATGACTTGGCAAAACTGATGAAGTTATGAAATACATTAACGCAAACCTCTTGCGAGAAGAATTACAAAAGCTAAAGAACGAATTAAAAGTCGAGAATTACTACCTTGATAATTCAGAGCAAGCAGTTGGATATGAAAATGCTTTGAATGATTTTAAATCGCTCATTGACTCTCTTCAACAAGAACCTCTAATTCACACTGAACTCTGTACTTTAATTGCTTGTGACATCATTCAAGCCACTGCAAAAAGAGCCATTGAGAAACCACAAGATAAGGATAAGGAAGAAGATTTGATGATTAAGAAGATGGACTATCTCAATATGCTTGAGAATGGTTTTTCCAAGCAGAAGCTGCCAGATGTGAACTTAGAGAAAGAGGTTGAGAAATATCTATTAGACAATGCTGACTTTGTAACCAAGTCAACTTCAAAGGAAATGGTTAACACACTTGCACGTCACTTCTACGAGCTTGGAAGAAATCAAGTCCTTCAAGAACTCTATAAAGGAAAAATTAAACCATTTGACAAGATAGCTGCCGCATGGCTTGATGATGAATAAAAAGACAAGGAGGGATAACTATGGCAATTGCAGAAACAATAAAGATTGAGGTTGAATATGAGGATGATGGAACTATTATCTTCGTAGATATTGACAAGGAAGATATCATACTTGTAAGAAAAGCCCTCGCATATCTTCATAAACAAGAACAAGAAGAAAAACAGAAAGCCAGAAAACTTGCATCGACCTGCCGTAATTGTCAATTCTCTCAACAGAGGGCCAGCTACGACAACACTCTTTGTTGCTCTAAGAGAATAGTAAACAAATACTACAAGAAAGTAGTTAGACCTACTGAAACTTGTGAATTGTTTAAACGAAAGGAGGACAAGTAAATGAATGGATGGAGATTTACAAAAGTATGGCAAGTTGACCACAAACTTGTTATTGCTGATACTGTCAATGAGGCAGTAGAATTATTCAAGACCTATATGGGGAAAGATTATTCTGATGAGCCTTATGAGATAAGGCGTATTGGGACAACCACAGCAATGTGTGACCATAACGCTTTAATCAAGGAGGAATAAATATGGCATATTTTCCAGCACATTGTGACTATAATTGCATAGAATGTTCACAGAACAAATGTGGGTGGTGTGCATTTCGTGACTGCCCCACAGGAGGTGAATCAGTAACAGTTACAACTCAGCCAGCAACTATAAATCCTTACAATTATTCGACAACAATAAAGGAGGACAAAGATGGAAGCACCTGATAAGATTTATGTTAACCCAGACCTTGATTGTCTGTGGACTGACGAGTGTCCTGGTGACGTTGAGTACATCTGCAAGGACACTCTGCTGAAGTGGGCACAAGACTTTAAAGCAAGAACGGGGTGGTATGAAATTGAGGTGGCAATGGATGACCTAATAGACAAACTCAATTCGATGTAATATGTTTGGATTCCTTATTTTCTATTATTGTTTCAGTGTCCTTTTTATGATAGGGTATGCTGATTTTGATGAACTTGATGGATTTTGGTGTTGTGTTTTAGGAATAGCTGCTTTATTCATATTTGCACCACTGGTTTTTCCTTTTAATCTTGGAGCTGTTATAGGTAAAATAGATAAATAAACACTATGACACAGGAAGAAAAACAACTTTTGTTCAAGGACCTTTGCGGAAGGTTGCCTTATGAGGTAAAAATCAATATTAAGAGTGATTATACTCGTGAAATGGAAGACACAAAGCTCACTCCATACCATCTTGACGGTCTTGGGTACAATGTTGAGTATAGAAATCTTCGTCCTTATCTCCGTCCAATGTCAAGTATGACCGAGGAAGAGTGGGATGAATATGGAGATTTGTATGACCCTTTTAGAGATAAACAAGAATTCCATGAGATTATAGATTGGCTCAATACTCATCATTTCGATTACCGTGGGCTGATTGAGAAGGGATTGGCATTGGAAGCACCTGAGGGGATGTATAAAACTGAATAGATATGACTAAGTTATCCATCTTAAAACATAAGATAATTCGTGCATATAAAAACCCGAAAAACTGGGAATATTCAAGATTTAAGGGATACCCAGAAAGTACTTATTTTGGATATGAATCGCTAAAAGACTGTATAAATGATACAGTAAAACAGTATATCGCCTTTTATGGGAAAGGATTAAAAAAGTGGAGGTATAACTAATGATTACCGAAGATTACGTTTCTTTTGAAACAGCCAAACTCTTGAAAGAAAACGGATTCCCACAAGAATATGACATATATCATTCTATGGTATATAACGAAGAAGATTATGAAGATGAATATGAAGTTCAAAGAATGGTGATAGAAACCAGACTTGTAAAAGCTGGAACATTATCTTCATACCCCGTTGGTGTTCCTGACCCTAAATGTTATTGTCCGACACTTCAAATGGCAATGAAGTGGTTGAGGAAGCACAGTTGGGTGGTGTGTGTTATCCCACTAACCTTTTATTGCGGTGAAGTCGTTTCTGAATGGGGATATAACATTTGGGCGGATGATAATCTTGAAATTAATGAAGATAATACACCAAAATTTAAAACATACGAAGAAGCCTGTGAAGCGGCCATTAGGTATTGTCTTAAAAAATTAATTTAATTATGACAAATATAGAAGCGCTTATCAAGTTTGTTGACAGACTCATTGACAATGCCACAGAGACTGATGATGATGGTGTTGAATACTTCAAAGACCTTAATATTCCAGCCTGTGAAATTACTGACCTCCACGAGAGGGTGATTAAGGCAAAGGATGAATTGAGGTCTAAAAAGGAAGACAAAGTGTGGAGCATATATAAATTATGTATGGAAGCAAACTTTGATTCCAGAGAGTCTTTAGATAAAGCTATAAAGACTGTTAATTACTTTAACACTAATTATACAGACAAATAAAGGTACTTTGTATCTTCATTTCATTTTTGTTGTTCCCTTCCTTGTGGAGATTACTGCAAGGAAGGGTTTTGAATCTACTTACAATAAAATATCATGGCAAGAAGAACATCACAAAGACCAGCTCCACCCAAATGGACTGATGAAGAGGACCAGATTCTCATTGAGAATATTGGTAGAAATCCTCTAAACCTGAGAATGTGTTTCGTCACTGTAAGCACACTTATCAGAAGAACACCTTCAGCTTGTTCCTCAAGATGGTATGGAACATTATCCAAATCCAACAGAAAGGAGCACACAGCTATCATTACAATGGGAAGACATGTTGCTGTAAGGAATAAGAAGAGATTTAAGGAGGGAATGGATATGATTGAACTTACTGCGGGATTCTTCCAAAGAGTGCTTGATTCTCTTTACATCATAATCAACGGACATGAATAGAGAAGATTATGTAGAAGAAATAATCTCTCTTGCAAAAACCAAGAATAACATACTTATCCAGTGGCCAACAGGTATTGGTAAATCAAGATGTGCACTTGAAGTAATTAAGGAATATTGCATGTCACCTTATGATACAGGTGTTGTGTTTCCTAAATACCTCATTGTCATACCAAAACTTGTACTGATTGATAACTGGAAAAAAGAAATCATTACATGGCTTGGTGAAGATAAGCTTTCGTTTTTCAGCTTTGTGACATACCTTTCATTGTATAAGGCTATGGACCAATATTGGGATTGTATAATCTTCGATGAAGGTCATCATTTTACTGAAAGATGTAAAGAGTGGTTTATTCCTGAAAGGGCATCAAGGGTTTTGGTATTGTCAGCAACTGTGAAAAGGGAAGTGAAAGAGAGGTTGCGTGAGGCAATACCAAACCTTTGGTATCATAAGATAGGGACACGAACAGTTATTGATGAAGAAATTCTCCCAGACCCTACGGTATTCCTTATTCCATTATCATTACAATCAGTTGTTGGAACATTTGTTTATGTAAAAAATCCTAAAGGCAAAGGAAAACTGAAAGTAAGCTATAATGGAAGATGGCCGTTCATTAAGAGAAAGGAGAGAATTGAGATTGTATGTACCGCTGAACAATGTCATTCTCTTTACTGTGAAGATGTTGAGTATTGGAAGAAACTATTCAAAAGTACACAGCAATTCTGGGCAAAGAACAAATGGTTACACCTTGCTGGGGAAAGGCTTTCTTGGTTATCTTCCATAAAGACACCTCTTATTAAGGATATTCTCAAAGAACTTGATAACTGTAGGACACTTACATTTTGTTCTTCCATAGAACAAACTGAACAACTTGGAAAGAACAACATTCATTCAAAGAACCAAGCTGAAGGTATTGAGAATCTCAAAGCCTTTAATGAAGGCAGAGTGAATCATATTACAGCATGTTCAATATTGAATGAAGGTGTGAATCTGTCAAGTTGTCAGGTTGGAGTGTTTGCCGGCCTTAATGCATCTGAGATTATGGTAAAGCAGCGTCTTGGAAGAATCCTCAGACATCCAAATCCATTGATTATTCTCCCTTATTTTATAGGTACAAGAGATGAGGAGATTGTCAATAAGATGAAGGGAGATTACAATCCAGACCTCACTAAAACCATACCCTTACAGGAACTGAAGAGGGAAATAATAAACTTTATAAATAATGAAACTAACCATTGACTCAGCAGTCATTGATAAATATAATATGACTGTTCAAGAGTTTCTTACTCTTATGCTGGTCATTCACAGAGTTAACCTTAATGAAGCAAAGAAAGCCCTTATATCAAAAGGGTATGTGATTAGTGCCATTGATTTTGACTCTGGGACTGACTTTGAAAGAACCAAGCTTGGTGTTGATACATATAACAACATCATCCTTGAGAGTTCTCCACAGAATATGGCTACTGAGGAAAGACTGAAGAATCTTGCAACAAAACTGAAAGAGATATATCCTAAAGGTAAAAAGGATGGTACTTGGTATTGGGCTGATGGCGTTGCTGTGATTGCAAGAAGGCTTCAGATATTCTTCCATAAGTATGATAAGAAGATGGAACTTACCGATGAGCAAATCATTAAAGCTACACAGAAATATGTAGATGAAATGATTGGTAAACCTGATATGAGACTTCTTAAGTATTTCATATTCAAGGAAGCCATTGGTAAGGGTGGAGATGTTGAACCAACATCAGACTTGTTGTCTTATATTGAAAATATAGACCAAGTTGATGAATCTTCTGAAGATAACTTTGTAACCTTGTTCTGATATGGAACTGATTGACAGAGTACTTCATTATCTCCACGAGAGGAGGGAAAGGAATATCAGAGGTGAGATAAATTGTATTCCTTCACCATTGAAGGGATTTAGGAGTGAGTTTGTTGGTATTGAGAAGGAGAGATATTATATCTTGACTGGTAATCAAAAATCAGCAAAATCCCAATTCACTTCATTCATGTTTATCTTTCATCCTCTGATATATGCCTTTCAAAATCCAGCCAAACTCAGAGTCAAGATATTTTATGCTCCTTTGGAAGAGTCTCCTGACCAAGCGGTTATGAGATTCATAAGGTTTATCCTTTTTGTATATTCAAATCAAAAGGTCAGAATTGACCCACAGTTGCTTGAATCAACTGTTGAGAAGAAAGCTCTTCCAAAGGAGATACTTGATTTACTTGACCAATCTCCTTATAAGGAACTTCTTGAGTTTTATGAATCTCATGTAGAGTTCATAGGTGAAAAGAATCCTACGGGAATCTATAAACGGTGTGTAAAATATGCCATTGAACATGGTACAAGAGAACAGGAGGAAATAACCGTCAAGGATGAGTTTGGTCAGGAAGTTAAGAGGAAACAATTCAAGAGTTATACTCCAAATGACCCTGATGAATATGTCATTATTGTACTTGACCATTTTGGTCTGCTTGGTCTGGAATCAGGAATGAATCTTAGGGACACCATAAAGAAAATGTCCAATTACTTTATGGAGTTACGGGATTATTATAAATTCATTCCTGTTGCAGTTCAACAGCAAAGTGTTGAGAATCAATCTCTTGATGCATTTAAGCTGACAAGAATCAGACCAACTCCAAGTGGTCTTGCAGACTGTAAGGATACAAGATATGACTGTAGTATGATGCTTGGTCTGTCAAATCCTTATGCAATGGAAGTAAAGAACTTTCTTGGTTATGATATAACCAAACTGAAAGACCATCAAAGATTCTTTGAAGTGGTACTGTCAAGATTTGGTGCTATGAATTCAATCAAGGCACTTTATTTTGATGGTGCAGTATCATATTTTGATGAACTTCCAAAGCCCAATGACACTGCATTTCTTGAAAGGATATACAGGTACATAAACACGTTGAAAGAGGAAAAACAGAAAGAAATTCCTGTTGAATCAGTGTTCTTAACTTTATCAAAACTTATTAGAAAAGTAACGGGGAATGTCAGAGATAATCATTAACTTTGAGTTCCTATAAAAAGAAGAATATGGCAATAACTGAACTACCAACTGAGAGAAGTAAGGTTGAAAATTACAACCCGAAGCTTCTTGTGTTGCTGGGAAGACCCAAGGCTGGAAAGTCATCACTGATGGCATCCCTTGAGAATAACCTGATTCTTGACCTTGAAAATGGTTACAGGTCACTCCCAGTTATGAAGCTACAAGTGAGAAGTGCAAGGGATTTCTTTGATGTAAAGAATCTTCTTGCAAAAAAGGCCAGTGAGACTGGTAATGTACCTTACAAGTACATAACTATTGACAATGCTACAAGGCTTGAGGAAATGTCCCTTGCACTTGCAGCACAGTATTATAGAGGCACTCCGATGGGTGCTGGATGGGGCATGCTCAAAGACTCCAAAGGCATGCCAATCATGAGAGATGGAAAACCAGCTCCAGACCCTAAGGCTGATGTGAGAATGCTCCCCAACGGTGCTGGTTATACATATCTCAGAAAGGCTGTCAGAGACCTCATCGTCATGTTTGAGCCTTATTGTGATACCCTTATCCTTGTATGTCATGTTAAAGACAAGCAGATTCGCAAGGATGGCAAGGAAATGAACGAAATGTCTGTTGACCTTGCTGGAAAGACTGGTGACATTATATGTGGTGAAGCTGATGCAATTGGGCTTGTTTACCGCGAGGGAAATAAGACTTACATCAGTTTTGAAGGTGGTGATGATACCATCAAGGAAGCAAGACCTCTTCATTTGAGGGGCAGGAAGTTCTGTGTTGCTGAAAGTGATGAACAGAACAATCTTAAGATTGACATGTCACAAATATTCATTGAATCAAAAGAAAGTTAATTATCCTTCTGTGGCGGAAAGGTAATTGACAAAATCAAATAACTAACAAACAAACCTTTATTATGCAAAAGATTACTAAAAATGTTGATGCCCTTGGTTTTGACAAGTGGCAGATTGCTGATGTGAAGCGTGCTTATGCTTCTAACAAGACCACTTATACCAAGATGAACCGCCTTGCCGAAAAAATCAAGGCTCTTGGTGAGCAGTATGAGCAGCTTAAGGCAGAACTTGCTGCTTGGGAAGGTCCTGTGGCAGTGATTTCCAACAAGGTTCTTGGTATGGAACTTACTTCACAGGAAGTTCTGGCTTTCCATAAAGAGCCAAAGCTCTTTGCTGAGAGATTCCCTGAGCACCCGAAGAGCGCTGAGATTCTTTCATCCCTCGCGGAGGCTCCTGAAGCTCCGGCAGAAGAGACTGGAGAGGGAACTGCCGAAGAGCCTGAAAGCACAACAGCTGAACCTGTAGAAGGTGCGTTCTAAAGTTTAATACTAAACTGAATTAAAATGACTAAAATCAAACTTCCCAACACTCATGTTCTCATGGCCTTTGGTAAGGTTCGTGAGACCAAGGAGTCTTCAAGGGATTTCTTTACTGGTGTTGCAGCTGGTAACATCATTGCTGTGAACCCTACAAGGGCAGAGCAGAACAGTATCCTTAAGAATGATTCAAACCTTGAGCCAATCAACTATGTTGATACCGCCAAGGTGAAGGATTCCAAGGGTAATGAAGTTGAAGTTCCTCGTGTGAGAGTTACTTTCATCTTCAAGACTGACCCCAAGATTGCCTGCAATAATGGTATTGAAATGACCCAGTTCGTGTCGTTCTTTATCAGCAAAGGTTACCTTTATTCTCACAAGGATGGTGTAACCAAGGTACAGGTGATTGACCGTTTTGGTAACACCGCTTGGGTAACTTCTGAAGAGCTTAAGGAGCACAAGATTCCTACATATACAGTCAAGAGTGGCCCTCATGCAGGTGAGGTCCGTGAGACTCACATCCATCCTCAGTATCGTCCCGCTTATATTGGTGAGCCTGACCTTACTGCAAACATCAAGGCTTTCCTGAATTTCCCTCGCCCGGACAACTGGGATAAGGACAATCAGACTTATGTCTTCAAGACCAATGAAGCAGAGCTTGCTGAAAGTGACTGCCGTCTTGAAGTGAGTGACATTGAAGCCATGTTCAAGGGTGATTTCAGTGTTATCAAAGATGCTATTATGGGTGCTCCCATGAATGCTTATAAGCTGATGTTTGGTGTGCGTACCAAGAATGATGGTACTCTCCAGCAGGCAGTTTATACAAGAGAGCCTCTTGCCCTTGCAGTGATGAGCTACAAGACCCTTGAGAAGGACCTCTTGGATGATGCATCTGCCAACCCTCCGAGACATCCAGACACCTATTATAAGCCGGGTCCTCTTGAGAAGTATTCAGTGCAGCCCACTGATTACAGTCAGGTCTCAGAAGCTCCTGCACAGGAAGTTGTGGAGGACCTTCCGCCAGACACATCTCCGTTTGGAGACCCAGAATTCTAAAAGACTATAAGGGTTTGATTACATAAAGATAAAATCCCGTGATTGCTAAAGGAAAACCAGCCCTTGATAAGGATTCAGTATTATCTCAAGTATCAGATATTGAACTCCTTATTAAATATTTTCCTCAGGTTACTGAAGTTCCAATGGTTATATCTTCACCATTGAGAAAGGATGTACATCCTTCATTCAGAGTATATTCACCTGATGGTACAAGGATAAGGTGGTACGATTATGTCACGGGAGAAAGCGGTGGGATTATTGATTTATTGCAAAGAACCCTGTCAGTAACATTCAGTGAGTTACTGACAATTATAAAAAAGGATACTACTTATGCAGGGAGACTTGCAATAAATCAAAATCCTACTAAAAAAGTCCGTATTAACAGTACAGACACTTCTTGTCAGGTGAGGAGCCAAATGCGTAAATGGGAAGAATATGATTTTCAGTATTGGGAATCTTATGGAGTACCTCGCAGATGGCTCCTTCATTCTGACATATATCCAATTTCACATATATTTATCATAGGCAATACTGGTTATGTAAAGACTGTGAAAGCAGATAAATATGCATACACTTTCATAGAGAGAAAGGATGGAGTGTGCAGTGAGAAAGTGTATCAGCCTTTCAACAAGAATGGAATGAAATGGAGGTCTGGTCATGACAGTTCTGTATGGGATTTGTGGACCAAGTTGCCTCCGCGAGGAGAGAAATGCATCATAACTTCCTCAAGGAAAGATGCTTTGTGTGTTTGGGCAAATTCTGGAATACCATCTGTAAGCCTTCAAGGAGAAGCTGTTGGTGTAAAACCTCAAGTGATGAATGAGTTGAAGAGTAGGTTTAAAGAGGTTTATGTGTTGTATGATAATGACTTTAAAGGCGAACAGAAT